TATAACTTCATCATTATCATCATCACCACCTTTAAATTTCTCTTCTAATTTCTCTTCTAATTTCTCTTCTAATTTAGTCTCATTAGGTCTTTCATCACCTTCATCATCTTTATCTTCATCACCTTTTTTTTTCTTTTTTAATGGTAATGGTCTATCTGGAATAGCATAATTACAAGCTAAACGTGAAAATATTCTATATGTAGATGTTTTCTCTTGAAAATCATCAGTCAAATTATTTTTAGGTTTTCGAATTTCTAATTTACGCTCTTCTTTACGATAAGCCTCATAAATTTTAAATTGCATCATACTCATCGGTATATTTATAATATGATAATCAACTCCAATTTGCTTACTATAACGAGGTAATAAACTTTCTTGTGCACTTCTAAAATAAGATGATAATCCAATAATACGACGTTTTAAAGCATCAACATTTTTTAACATTCGTGTATTTTCATCAATATAACGAGCACAAAATTCATCAAAATTATCTGGTAAAGCCTTCTTATAAGTAATTGTTAAACCATCAGGGTTAAAATCTATATTATTACGTCGTAATGTGGCTAATATTTTTCTCTCGAAACTCAAATCATCGGAAACATCAGTTTCAAACTCAACAACACCAGTCTCTGTTTTTTTAAGATTTTGTACGCCTTGATATCCAGTATCTTTTTTAATCTTATTTTTAAATCCAAAAGGATTACGTGTAATAATAAGTGTTTTACTAGATGGTGAATAATCTAAATAATCAAGTGTTTTTTCACCCAATAATAGATTTTGTAAATATTCTTTTGTTACTTTAACATCACTATTAATTATTAGTGGAATAGACCATGTTTTAATATAACCACGTAATAAATTAAATATAATAGCAAATTCATTAGGGTAGTTTATAATTGGTGTTCCAGATAATAACACAATTTTAGCATTTTCAGCACTTAATAACATTTCATATAATTTAGTTGATAAACTTAATGGTAAATGCTCTTTTTCACCACGCTTTGTTTCAGGAATAGGTTTTTCCTTTTTAAGTTTATTAACTATTCTACTAATAAAGTTATGTGCTTCATCTATTATTATTACTGAATTATTAAATATATTTTTTGTATAATTAGATGTCAATTCTTTAAGTTTTTTATCACGTAATCCATTATAATTAATAAATTGATATTTTTGATTAATCATTACATTAATTTGTTGGTCTAATAAAACTTTATTATAAGGTTCCATTACATCATAATTAGATGGTTTTGTTACATCAACTAAAAACGCTCCACCTTGTTTTTTAATAAATTCCATAGGTAAATTTAATAGTCCTGATAATGTAGTAATTACACTTGCGTCACGTTTTACTGAAATCCATTCCCAATATTGATTTTTCTTATATAGGTCATCACCACATTTTTTTAACTCTGAAATATAGTTAGCACGTAATGATGCTGGTGTCATAATAATAATATTTTTAGTAGATTTCATACCTTCAGCAATAGCAATACTGGTACAAGTTTTACCAGAACCTAATCCGTGATATAATAAGAGACCTCTATAAGGTGTATATAAATTCAAATAATCAACAACCATTTTTTGATGTACTAAAAGAGAAATAGAAGAACTTGTTTTCTTAAGGTCATCACAAGTTAAACTTTGTGCAAGGTCTTCATATTCTTTTTTATAAGGAGCAAATATATTATTAATAAAATTAACAAATAATTCACGATTATTCATAATATAAGTGGGTGCTTGAATAATTACAGGATTACGTTTTTGAGGAAGTCTTTTAGTAATAGCAGTTTCACCAATATCAACAAATACTTCAGGTCCTAATAATGCTATTCCTTTTTCTGGTTTCTTAGTTTTTCGTCCTCGTTTCTTAGGTAATTTAATAAGTATTTCTTCTGCGGTTTCAACAGCTTCAATTTGTTGTGGTTCTGCTTCTTTGGTTTCTAATTCTTTGACTTCTAATTTTTTCTCTATAATTGGTTCATCATCTTCTAATTTTAATTTTAATGGTAACTCTTGTTCTTTAGATTTTTCAGGTTCTTGAATTATTAATTTTTTTTGTTTTTTAATTTTAACAGATTTACTAGGTTTTAATATAAAAGGTTCTTCTTCTTCAATTAATTCACTTTGTTTTAATTCACTTTGTTTTAATTGTATTTTTTTTGTTTTTTGAATTTTTGCGTCAGTTAATTTTTTTAATAATTCATCCCTATTATAAGTAATTGAATCACGTTTATCAATAACTAAGGGTTTTTGAATTTCTTTTTGTAATTTTGTTTCTAATTTTGTTTCTAATCTGATTGGTTGTTCTATAATTCCTTCAATAATTTCTTTTGCTTCAACATTAGTAACTTTTGGTAATTGTTTTTCTCCTAATATTTTAACTTCAATTAATTGTTGTTTTTTTACATCTGGTTTTTTCTTTAATTTTTCTTTTAATTTCTCTAAATTATCCATATTATTACTTATATTTATTTATATAATTTAAATATAAATAAATATAAATAATAATTTAAAATTTTTCAATTAATTTAAGTGCATTAGCACAGGCAATTTGTTCTGCTTTACGCTTAATTTTATGAGTGCCTTCACCCATTAATATTAATACTTTTGAATGATTTTTAACATAATCATGAATTTCTTGAAAACTATTAAAATCTTCAATTTTTAATGCTTGGTTAATATTTAAATTATAAATAAAATCACCCAAACATAGAAATACACCCATTTTAAATCCGTGTTCTAATAATTCATTAGTACTTTCATCTATATTTTCATTAACTATATCATTATCAATATCATTATCAATAATATTATCAATATCAATATCATTATTAATAAAATTAGTAGTATAATTATTAAATTCGTTATCAGTATTATTAAATGTTTCATTAATAATTTTATTAGATATTTCATTAAGAGAATTATTGATTTTTAAATAATGTGGTGTAACCTTAAATTGTTTTTGAAGTTTAACTTGTAATATATTTTTATAATTATCATCATTTTGAATTAATTCTACCCAGTCAATATGACGTTCAAATACATTAATAATAAATTTTTTAGACATTTTAAAACCAGGTCCTTCTAAACTTAAATCATTTTCGTTACTATCATTTGCTTCTTTATTATGAGTTTCAAAATTTAAATATAACGCACCTATAAAAGCCTCAAATAAACAACCTAATTTTTTTAAATTTGTTCTTATTTTTTTTTCTTCAGCATGTTTTGAGAGAATAAGCCACTTATGTAAACCCATTTCATAAGCAATTTTACCAATTGACTCATTCTTAACAATAGCAATCTTTTTTTCTGTCATAAATCCTTCATTTTCTTTGGGAAATCTCTTATATAAATAAAGTTTTGTTATACATTCTAAAATTCCATCACCTAAAAATTCTAAACGTTCATTTGATTTTGTGCTTAATGGTAAACAATTTAATGGTCTTTGAACTATTTTTATATTTTGCTGTTTATTTTCATAATTTGGTCTTTTTGTATATGAACGATGAATAAATGCACGTTGATATATTTCTAAACACCGTACATTACAAGGTAATCCATAATTATTTAATAATCTTTTTATATCATCTTCACTAATCTTAATATTTAATGAATTATATGGATTAAATATTAAGCCTTCTGGTGTCTTTATAATATCATCATCGTGATTTATATTATAATTTAATTCTTCACTAAATTCTTGGGTTTTAAAATCTTGTTGATTTAATTCCAAATGTTTCATAATATTTTATTATATTAATAATAGTCTTAATTAATATAATAAATTGTTTTTAAGTTTTAAGCGTTATTATTATATTGCTAATCTTAACCCATATTACCACCAATAGTAGCACGATAACCATATTTTTGTGTTTGAATAGTTGTATTAGGAACACAAACTCTAGGAATTGTTTGTGGAACACGAACAAGATTAGGGTTACTAGATAAAAACCAACCTACTTGGCGACCTAGACCAGATTTTTTATTTCCACCACATACATTTGTTCTATTAACAATAGACGCTTGATTACGCGCATTTTTACTGCCAGACATGTAAACCATTTTTATATTATTAATAAATATTTTATTTTTTTTATATTATTAATAAATTTAAAAACAAAATTTTAAAACAAAATTATTAATAATATAAAAAGATTAATCTAAATAGTTGAAAATAGAACTACTATTTATATTTTTATTTTTAATATAAACGTCCAAAGGTGTATATGAAATTATAAGTTATTTCAAAAATAATTAATCTAAATAAATGTCTAAAGGTGTAAAAAGATTAGTCTTAGTAGTGAACTTTTCGGTCGGTGTAATCCTAAATAAATACATAAATTTATATAAAGATTTCTATACAAATTAACTTTATAATAATAATTATAATAATTAGTATTAGATAATGATATTAAAAATTGATAGTCGTGAACATGCTTTAATACAGCAAATAATATTATTAATTAGTGAAAACTCAAATTTCTCTCAAATTAAACTAAAAGTAGAAACATTACATTTAGGAGATATTATTATTGAAGATGATAATAACAATATATTATTATTATTTGAGAGAAAAACTATAAATGATTTACTAAATTCTATAAAAGATGGACGTTATGAAGAACAATCATTTAGATTAAATGGAATTTCATTAGCTAATCATAATATTATTTATTTAATTGAAGGTGAAACAAATTTCTCTTTAAATTCTCAAAAGAGTTATAAATTAAAAAAATCAAAAACACAAATTAATAAAAGTAATACTAAAAGTAATAATACTAAAAATAATATTGAAGAAAATATTGAAGAAATAATACCTAAAGAAAAACATAGTCAACATCAAACAATGCAGTGTTTTTATTCAGCTTTATTTTCTCTAAATTTTTATAAGGGATTTTCAGTTCTAAGGACAAACTCACTATATGAAACAGCATATATTATATGTAATTGTATTATTAAATATGAGCGTGAAAAATTAAAAAATCCAGCTAAAATTCCTTATTATTCTAATATAAATAATAATATTAATACAAATATTAACTTGAATTCAAATTATATTTTAAACTCTAAAGAGAAAAAAACTAAGAAAGCCAATAATGAAGACAATAATGAAGTCAATAATGAAGACAATAATGAAGACAACAATGAAGACAATAATGAAGACAATAATGAAGACAATAATAAAGCCAATAATAAAGCCAATAATGAAACCAATAATAAAGGCAATAATAAAGGCAATAATAAAGACAATAATAAAGACAATAATGAAGCCAATAAAGAAGACAATAATGAAGACAATAATGAAGCCAATAATGAAGCCAATAAAGAAGACAATAATGAAGACAATAATGATAAAATTAGTCAATCAAAAGCATATGTTAGTGTAGTAAAAAAAGTAAAAAAAGAAAATATAACATCAGATAATATAAATGAAATAATGCTTAGTCAAATACCAGGAATTAGTTCTAAATATGCTTGTGCTTTGATGAAAACATATAAAACATTAAAAAATTTAATTACAAACTTGGAAACAAATTCAAATTGTTTAAATGGTTTTAGTTATATAAATGAAAAAGGACAAAAACGTAAATTACCTAATAATATTCCACCATTATTAATAAAATATTTATTATAAAATTATATATACAAGAAAAATTTTGGATTATATAATGTTTTAAGCTATTATGTTTTAAGTTATTAGGTTTTAAGTTTTTGGTTTATAATAATAATATATTAATAATTTAATAATCTAATAATATATTAATAATGAAAACATTACATAACCTAATATTAGTAGCATTAATATTATTTATTAGTTTTATTATTTATAATTATATTAATATTGGTAATAGTGAATTTCGTGAAGGGCTAACAAATAATTCAGGTTCATCGAGTTCATCAAACCCATCCACAACACCTTCAAATAGTATTCCACAATTAGGTAATGGTATTGCTGGTAATGCGGCAGCTTATGCGTCAACAATTAAGACAGCAACTATTAAACTTCAAGATACAATGTTAATAAGTAAATATCGTAATGATTATGAAACTATTATATTAAACATGGATGATTTGATTAATAATCTAATGTTAAAAAATATATTAACAATCAATAAAGATAATCCAGAAGAAACACTAGATAAATTAGCGAAATTAGGACAAGCAAAATTAGCATTAAATAATGTTATGAAATATGTAGATAGTGTATAATGTTTATATATTTATAATATATATTATTTATGAATTAATATATAATGAAATTTCGTTTTCTTTATAATATCCTTTATCTACCAATTCTTGTGTATATTTAGGACCACACCAATTTGGGTCCATTGGACTAGCACTACAAGTTTTTTTCTCTTCATTTATATCCATCATATCTAATGGAGTTGTTGTTCCTACATAATATGATGTTTCATCGTAGGCTGGATATGAACCTTTATTATATGGTGGGTCATTCCGTCCAGCATCTACTAATAATGTTGGATTTGGATATGCTGGTTGATTAGGATAACCTAAACTACTTTCAAGAATAGGATTAGCATCCATACTAGCAATACCAACTGGTGGCATAGTTGATGGTGGTAATCCTCCTTGTGGTTCGCTTACTGATGGGCGAACTTTATATACTGGGTTTCCTTGTGCGTCAAATGTAGATTGAAGATATAATACTGGACACCTTATACCTTGAGAACGTTGCCAGTCTAAAAATTCAGAATAATCTTCTAAATTATCAAATTCAATAGGATTAACACCAGGTACTTGTGCTAATTTCGAATTGTATAAATAAAAACGAGAACCTTTTTGAATTAATAAATTAGGACAACGAGGTTGACTACTAAAACCTTCATTTGATTTCAAAGAATTAGCACTAACATAATAAAGACCTAATAAGGCTAATATTATTGAGAAAAATAACACATTATTCATTTATTATAATATATATTATTGTTATTATAATAAATGTAAATAAAAGTTTAATTTTTTAATTTTTATTAATAAAGTTGATGTAACCCTAATACATTATTTTGCTTTATATTTTAAACTTTACAATTTCATATAAATAAGAACTGTAAATTATATCCAACTTTTTTTAACAAGGTGAAATTTATTGTGTGCCTTGACCTATTTCTAAAGGTGGTCTTAAAAAGTCAGGTGTGATAGTACTATTCATCCATGGTCCAACATTTAATTGTGGATTTGGTGGTTCACTTCTGATTTGTAAGTTTGCATTTCTTAAAGATTGTCCTACAGTATCAATACCAATATGATACCCTGCCTTTAGTAAATTAACATTTGCTAATTCTCCTTTACCAGAAGGATTTAAGGAAGCCCATTGAGAATTAACATCCTTAGGTAATAATTCAGCAGGATTATTTATATTTGTATTAGCACAAGGAACTGGGGCATTTGGATTACTAGATTGAATACCATTAGCAGAAGCAAATACTTCATTATGTCCTAATGGTTCAGATGGCTTAACAGCGCTAGAAAATTGTGCATTAGTTGATGGACCTTGTTCCCCTTTATATTGGTTAGGCATATCAGATGCTGATTCAGGTCCAGGCATACCACGAGCTCCTAGATAATTAGCAAATAAGAAAACTCCATAAGCAATAACTAATAAAATTATTATAGTCCCTACTTTATTTTCATTGAAAAGTTTCTTTAATGAAATAGCCATTATATAAAATTAATGATAAAATATTTCTCTTAAAATAAATTAATTCAATCATTTATTTAACTTTTATTTTTTTTAAAAAAATTATAAAAATTATAAAAATTATAAAAAATTATAAACAAGAAAGTTAAAAAAATGGTTTTAAAATAAGAGTGTGTATTCTTAAATTATTAAAAAAGTTTTATAAAAAGTTTTAGAAAGATTATTTTAAAGTTATATATTATTTATTTAAAGTATTCTAATTCACTATCACTAACTTCATCAATTTCATCATCAAATTCACTATCACTTGTGTCTAAATTATCTAATTTATGTGTATGTCTAATATTTTTTGCTTCTAAATAAGCAATAATAGCATTTTTCTTTGCTTCTTTTGCTTTTTTTCTCGCTGTTTTATACAATTCTTGATATACTTCATATTGTTTTCTTAAATTAATAGTATTAGAACTTTCTGTATTAGAACTTTCTGTATTAGAACTTTCTATATTAGAACTTTCTATATTAGAACTTCCATTAAATTCTTTAATATTTAATATATTATTTGAATTATTATCCAAATCTTCAAATTCTATTTTTAAATCATCTAAATTTTCTTCATTAATTAATTTATCATTATTTATATTATCAATTTCAATTAAATCATTTAATTCTACTAATTGAGGTAAATTTTCTTGTTCTTTCTCTTTATTTTCATTTTGATTTTTATTTTGATTTTCATTTTGATTTTCATTTTGATTTAGATTAAAATTATTGCTAAATAATTCGGTTTCTTTAGTTTTATTTTCATTAATTTTATTTTGATTTTGATTTAATAATTGAGATATTTCTGAATTCTCAAATTCATCTGGTTCTTTAACTTCTTTAATTTGTTTAGTATTTTTTTTTATCATACAAATGTCAAATTGTGGTTCTTTATCTAAAACCATAACTTGCTTTAATTCAATTTCAATTTGAAAGTTTCGTGTAGTAAATTTTATTCCTTGAATTTCTAATATTGAGAGAAAATCAGTATTTTCATTAACATCATCTATATTTAATTCAACTTGATTTTCATTATATATTTTTATTACTGGTTTTCCTTCAATTGAATTCTTTATTGAACTACGAACTAAATAAAAATTACCAGATTTATATATTTTAATTATTGGATTAAATGCGCTTTCTATTGATTCTTTAGTTAAACTATTTTGAAACCACTGTTCGCTTTTTTCATAAATTAAATTTTGACATGACTCCTCTAATTTTTCTAACCATTCAATTAGTTGTTCTGCATTTTTATCAAACATTAAATCAATAAAATATTTTTTACCTGATTTAATAAAACCTTGTTTGCTCTTAATTTTTGGTGTTTGAATAAAAATAGATTTTTTTAAATATTCTAATTTAGTAAAATATGCTCCACCTTGTATGCTTACAGGACTTTTTAAGCTTAATTGTGAAAAATCAAAGTCTAAATTTGGTTCAATTATATTTTCCATATTAATGAATTTAAAGAAAAATTAATAAAAATAAACACGCATTAGATTATTATTTAGATAAATTTCTATAAATATAAATTTGTAAAATTAGTTAAATAAATTTAATTATGTTAAATAAATTTAATTATGTTAAATAAATTTAATTATGTTAAATAAATTTAATTATGTTAAATAAATTTAATTATGTTAAATAAATTTAATTATATTATATTTTTAAATTAAGATAACAAAATGGAGAATGAAATACTTAAATCTTGTCTAAAACTACTTCAAGATGAAACAATAAAAAATGAATGTAAGGTTACATTAAAACCATTATTCGAACTTATTTTATATGAAATTAATCCATGGATTTATTTAATTATTTCACTTATATTTTTAATTTTCTTTATGTTACTAATTATTTTAGTAATTTTATTATTTATATTAAGAAATAAAAAAATATTAAATAATTACACCAACTAATTTATTGGTTATAATCGTGCATAATAGTTTATAATTATTTATCCATATTATTTATAATTTATTATAAAATTCTAATATACACAACAATTTATTATAAAATATTATATTATATTATATTATATTATATTATATTATTATGCCTAATAAACGAACAAGAACAAGAAAATCTAGGTCAAAGTCTAGACAACAATATGGTGGAAGAAAACATAGATATTATAAAGGTGGTTCATCAGCTGCCACCTATGTAACAAGTGTAGCAGGTAGTCCAGAACAACAATATAATAATACATTTTCACAATCAGGTCCTTACGGACAAATACAAGGAAATGTTCTTCCATTAGCAGGACAATCTATGGTTCCTTCTGGAATTCCAAACGCTCAACAATTACAATTAGTTCAAAGCGCTGGTTCATCTAAAAAAATTAGTCGTCGTGGTGGTTCTGTTATTGGTGATGCTATAGTTCCTTTTGGACTTTTAGCATTACAAAATCGTTATGGAAAAGGCAGACATAATAGTAGAAAATATAAAACAGTTAGAAAAAATAAAAAATCAAAAATGAATCAATATGACCTTAAAGGTGGTATGGATTTTACAAAAGAATATTAATTATTTATTATATTAATTATTTATTATTAAAATTATTTAAAAATTATTTAATAATAAAGTAACTTATGAATTTTGAAAATTCAATCAAAGAATGGATAGAATTAGATAATGAATTAAAAAAATTAAATGAAACAACAAAGTTATTAAGAGAAAAAAAGAAAGCTTTAGAAGAAATATTATTCAAAACACATAAATTACAAGAACAAAATAATGGTAATATTATAAAAATTAATGATAGTTTATTAAAATTTTGTGAAACTAAAACAACTGAGCCATTAACATTTAAATATTTAGAAAATTCTCTTCAATCATTAATTAAAAATGAAAATCAAATAAAAACAATTTTAGAGCATATTAAACAATCTAGAGCAGTTAAAACAATACCAGAAATTAAACGTCTTTATATTAAGAAAACAGATGTTTCACTATAATATAATATCAATATTTTAGTATAATAAATATTAATATAATATTATTTTAATAATAATATTATGACAATAACACAAAATGCGAAATTTGAAGGTTTTGATGAAAGTGAATTATTATATGATGTGTGTGGTAATATTTCCACATTAGGATTTAATATCAATTCGTTATTATTAAAATCAGGAATAAATCCTACTTCAACATTTACTAATATTAATGATAATGGTATTGGATTATTATTTAATTATAATAATTTAGTTGTTCCTAGTTGGCTATTATCTTATCCAAATTTAGAAAAAATAAATTTAAACTCAAAAAGTATTTCTAAAAATAAATTTATAGAAGAAGTAAATTATGCTGATGATGAATTAATTAATAAATTATTAGATTTAGTTACTTTTAAACAAGAAGTTGAAAAACAAAATAAAAAACAACGTTCTAAAACATTATTTAAGAGAAAAAATAAACAAAATAATAAAACACATAAAAAAACTAAATAAATATTACAATTTCTAAAGTTCTCCCCAACTATTATAATTAAATGGTGATAATAATATTTGCTGTAAATGTTCTTTCCAATAATCTACACGTTTTTGAAATATTTTATCTTCCATTGTTTCTGGATATGGTGTGATTATTTTCATTAATTCATCTTCTTGTGGTGTAATTCGTGGTTTATAACCATAACAATTTACACCAAATAATACATTTGGATTAGCAATATAACCGCCATTAATTCCAGGTCTACCACAATCATTTTCGTGTCCTTTTATTTTTTGTAAATTATCATATGTTTTCTTTTGTGTTGGAAATAATGCATTTTGATGTGCAGACCAACCATAATTACACCATTCAGCACCATTATTATAAGCTTTTTCAATTTGTTCGTATGATGCTAATTCAGCATTATAAGCTTTACATAAAGCTTTAGCATTTTCATAATTATAATAATTACCTGGAATATTAAATACTTGCTTTTTAAATCTTATTTTTGGTATATTTGGGTCTTCTGAACTAGCACCTATTTCTGACTTTGATTGGTCTACAACAATATCAATTGATTTATTTGATGTTCCTAATCCTTTTATATAAGCAACTACATTTATACTAAAAAAATATTGTAAAGCATTTATAATTATTAATCCTAATAATATAATAAATATTATTATTCCTACTATTTTATTTGAATTTCCTGTTGAAGAACTAGTTGAAGAACTAGTTGATATATTAAATATATTTGATGTGTCATTTGTTGAACTACCACTACCTAAACTACCTGAAAATATAATAAAAATTATTACAACTACTAGTAAAATTATAAATGCGATTGGTGTCATTATAAAACTTGTTAAATTATTATACATATTTACTGGCTCAATTGTTGATGATGTATTAACAACTTCCATTTATAATATAATAATACTATTTTATAAGTATAATTATATTATTTTTGTTTTATTTTTTATTATTAAATTATTAAATATTCTTTTTTCTATAAAATAATATATATGCTTTATCATGGTTAATTACTTTATTAATATCTAACTCACTTACTAATGTATCATTAAATTCATACCACTTTGAATTTGCATTTTTGATATAAGAATAATAATGTCCTCCAAATGTTCCTCCACTATGATTACAAATTCCATATAATTCATAATTATAATTATTATTATAACCACTACAAAAATTATTTAAATCTAATTCTAATGGATAATTAATATGTATATTATTTTTATGTTGAATATTGTGAAAGCGTTTTAAATCAATTACTAAAATTTGAGGAAAAGACCAGAATTTTATTTCTTTATTTATCGTTATTACTTCTTTTTTTTCTTCATTAAAATAACCTTCAATTTTCTCTCCATTACAATATGTTAATAAACAATCTATTAAACTAGGAGAAGTATTACTGTTTTGATTTTTTTGTGGAATAGGCAAATTAATCATAAAATAAGGTTCAGGTTTCATACTTATTAGATTATTAGTATTTACTTCTTTTAATTCTGATATACTTATACCATAAAATAAACTTATAATTTCAGAATAATCTTTTGTATACATAGTTTTTATCATTTCAAAACATTTAATTGCTATTTCATCTTTTGAATTTTGTGGTATTCCATTGATTGTCATTTTTACTTCTCTTGATAATGAATTATGAAAACAATCAATAATAAATAATAAAAATTCAGCACTATCATTTTGAGAGAAACCAAGAAAATTATTAAAATTCTTTTCTTTTGCTATTTTTTGAAATTCAATAAAAAATTTACCTGGTGAAATTACACAATTTTGTTGCCACATTAATGACCTTAATTTATTCCATTCTACTAGTAATAAACTATCTATTTTTTTTGATAATTTCTCTCCATTATTTATTGCTAAACTATTTAATAAATTATTTAATTCATAACTATGTGACAAAACTTGTAAACAGCTATTAATAAAACACGTATTACCTAAATTGGCTAATCCTGTTAATCCTTTATCTCTATAATTATCAAAAATATTTATTTCATTTTTTAATTTCATATTAATAAAATTAATAATTATAATATTGTTAAATATATTTAAACTATTATTAATTAATATATTCAACAGTTTAAAGTTATTTATTTTTTATTAATAATAATATATTAATGAATTCAAGAGAATTAAATAATACTTCTAATAGTTTTAATGATTTAACTTCTACAAATGCTACAAATAATAATTTTGACTTAAATAGACCAAATCAACAAAATGAAAGAATTAGAGAAAATATTAGAAATTTTCAAATTATAAATTTATTAAATTCTATTTATACATCTAATGTACGACAAATAAATGATTATTTGGCTCAAATTACAATAATAAATGATAATATTGCTACTCTTAATAGTGAAAATAATCAATTAAGAAATTTATTAAATAGTTATACAAATAATAATTCATTATTTTTGTCCTCTAATAATAATTCATTATTTTCGTCCTCTAATAATATTTTACCATCAACAAACATCTCAACAAATAATATATATAATACAAGTGCTAGAAGACGTTTTACAAGACCACGAATAAATAGAAGATATCAAACAAATGAAACAAATCAAATAAATCAAACAACTTTAAATACATCATTAAATGATACATTAACTCAATTATTTAATAGTTTTTTACAACCAGTACCAGTTTATCCAACACAAGAACAAATTAGTAATGCCACAAGAAATGTACGTTATTGTGATATTCTTTCACCAATAAATACATCTTGTCCTATATCAACTGAAGAATTTGATGATAATGATTATGTAACAATAATTAGACATTGTGGACATATATTTAATAGTAATGAATTAAATAGATGGTTTAGACAAAGTTGTATTTGTCCTGTTTGTAGATATGATATTCGCGGACAAACCTAAA